GTAAACTTCAGGAAAAACACAAAGAGCTTAGAGGTACCAAGTGGAATGCAAGACATGCAGAAGAAGAGAAAGTAAAAACCGAAATTAATCTATTTTAAAATGGCACAAGAACTATTAATAGTTGGCGCAAGTGGTACAGGGAAATCCACTTCAATTGAAAATTTAAACCCTGACTCAACATTTATCGTTAACGTAGCCCGTAAGGCGCTACCGTTTAGAGGATGGAAGAGTAAATATCCTGTATTCAACAAAGAGAATCCTGACGGTAGATTTCATTCTAGTGATGTACCACACGAGATTCTCAAATGTTTGAATTACATTAATGAGAAACGTCCTGAAATAAAGACGATTGTTATTGATGACTATCAATACACTATGGCTAACGAGTATATGCGTAGGGCTAACGAAACTGGTTTCAAAAAGTTTACTGAGATTGCTCAGAACGCTTGGTCGATAATCAATGCAGTTAAATCTATGCGTGACGATTTGCTTGTAGTATTTATGATGCACTCAGAAGTTACATTCGATGCTCACGGTAACAAAGTTACTAAGGCAAAGACTATCGGTAAAATGATGGATAATGTAGTTACTCTAGAGGGTATGTTTACTATTGTATTGTATACAGACGTTACTAAGAGCGAGACAGGTATGGACTATTCATTCATAACACAGAATGATGGTGCTAACACAGGTAAAGCTCCTAAAGACATGTTTGGGTCTGTTAAAATTCCAAACGATTTAAATTTAGTAGCAGAAGCTATTGAACAGTATAACAATTAATTAATTTCTAAAAGAGAGAAAAATGTACGGAAGTAATGTAGAAAGTAACAGTACTGGTGGAGTAATGCCAGCAGTAGGTATTCAAGAGAATTGTGAACTAGTGAGCGTATCACTAAATATGGATCAAGGCGGAAGACTTGACTTTGAGTTCAAACAGTCTAATGGTGCAAGCGTAAAGCATGCAGAATTTCCTGCAAACCCAGATTATGGTGATGTAGAAAAACAGGCAACTGATGTATCTCGTCGTGTAAAGCATATTGCTACTAAATTTATGAGCGAAGCAGATTTTGTTATAGAAAATGTAAGCACATTTGCAGAGTATGGTAACAAAGTAATTGCTTTGTTTGGACAAAAGTTTGCAGGAACTAAATTTAGAATGCTATTTATCTATAAAGGTAAATATGTATCTCTTCCTAAGTACCCTAACTTTATCGAGAACATGGCAATTCCTGCAGAGAAAACTACTATTTATATTTCAGACTGGAATAAGAAAAAGCTAGTTAAGCCTGAACCAGATGCTGTAGTAGGATCAAATCCTACAACAGTTATGGCAACAGGTGGTGCAGAGATGCCATTTTAATTAGACCCTAATGTATGGGACTAAAATAGTAGAACTATGTGAAGAAGAGATTCTAGACAGAATTAACTGTCTAGACATCTTTTCTTACTACATAGGAGATGACTTCAAGATGGGTAGAGCTATGAGATCTCCGTTAAGGAAAGATCGTAGCCCTTCTTTTACTGTATTTAAACATAGTAGTGGTAAGTTTTTCTATAAAGATTTTAGTACTGGTGATTCTGGTGATTGCTTTACATTCTTAACAAGGATGTATAGCGCTACTAGATTTACTACTTATAGAATGATTGACAATGATTTCCAATTAGGAATATCTTCCACTACATTTGCTAAACCTACTAAACAAGAGTATGGTGTACACAATAAAAAGTTTGAGAACATTGAAGACTCATCTACTACTATACAAATAAAGTCCCGCCCTTGGAATTCCCAAGAAGATAAAACCTTTTGGTCTAAATATGGAATATGTTGTAACATACTTAGTAAATATAATGTACGAGCTGCCAGCAATGTATGGGTTAATAATAATCTTATTGTTAGCAGTAATCGTTTTAATCCTATATATGCATATCATTTCCCTGATGGAAAAATGAAAATATATCAACCATATAGTAAATTTAAATGGTTAAGTAATACTAGCGTGTCTGATCTACAAGGGTTGAGCCAACTTCCACTTCGGGGGGACACGTTAGTTATTACTAAATCACTAAAAGATGTTATGTGTTTGGATATATTTGGAATACCTTCAGTAGCACCATCGTCAGAGAGTTGTGTCATTCCTGCAGACGTCGTTAAAGATTTAACTGACAGATTTGCAAGAATATACATATTATATGACTTTGATTACACTGGAATATCTTTTGCTAATAAACATAGAAAGCTGTATGGATTTATACCGTTATTTTTTACTAACGGAAAATTCAATACCTTTGACTACAAATCAAAAGATTTTTCGGACTTTATAGCTCTTAATGGAGTTAAAAGTGCAGCTGAACTAATAGAATATGTATGCCAAGAGGAATATTCATACCAGGAAATGTCCCATCGAGCAAGAATGGAAGAAGATGGACGGGACGATATTTTATAGTATCTAAGCAAACTGCTACATATTATAAAACAAGTAAAAAGTTCTGGATTGAGCACAAGAAAGATTTTCTTAAACTTGTTAAGCAAAAGTCAACAAAAGGAAAACCTTATAGAGTAACATTTAAGTTTGTAAGAAAAAGTAAGCACAAGTTTGATTACATCAACCCTGCGCAAACTATACAAGATGAGATGACTAAATATGGATGGATAGCTGATGACAATGCTGATGAAATAGTACCTATATTCTTAGAGTATGAGTATGATAAAGACAATCCAGGAGTTTATATTAATGTATTAAAATCTTAATTATGTCAAAGAATACTATCAAATATTCGGAAGAATTTAAGCTTAATTGTTTTAATTATCTTAGATATTTCATGGATATTAGATTATTAACTGCTGCTATAGATAATGGAAGAGATACTGTTGTAAGATATTATCTTGAAAATGCTTTAGAAGATCCTGAGTTATATGTTAATCATATGAATGACGAAGGTGATAGAGTAGTAGCTAACGCTAAAATTCATGCGCACAAACAACGCCAAGAATTATACAATGAATACATGGAATTACTAACTAAAACTGAAGACGAAAATGTCAGAACAAAATTATTACGCTAAAGAATCTATATCAAACAGTGATTTAGGTACTTTAAAAGTATCTCCAAGACAGTTTGTTATGAGAAAACAAAGAGAGATGCAAACTAAAAGCGCCGCTATGGAGCTTGGTACTCTTATTCACAAGTTTACACTTGAACCTGAGACTTTTATTATAGCTGATGTGGAACCTGTAAAAGGTAAAATGGGAGACTATATTCAAGCTTACTATGAATTAGAGAAATCTGGTATGGAAGAAGATAAAATTTCTGAAATGGCGTATGCTCATTCTCAGTATAAACCTTCACATTCTAAGCCAGAAACTGTTCTTAAAAGTTTTAAGAATAAAGAAGAAAATGTTGCTTACTACGAATTTCTTAAAAAAGCTGATGGTAAAATTGCATTAGGAGCTAAAGATAAACAAGTAATCGAAGGATGTCTTACATCTTTAAGAGAGCATGTAGTTTCTAATAAATTATTATTTTCAGAAAACGAAGAAAATGTAGAGGGTCTTAACGAGAAAGAAATATATTTTACTCAAGAAGGAGTAGAATGTAAATCTAAACTAGACAGAATTATTGTAAATCATAATAATAAAACTGTAACAGTTGTAGATCTTAAAACTACTAGTTCTCAAGTTTACGGAGAATGTGTTCCTGTAAAAGAAAAAACAGGTATTAGTTTAATGCGGGATTGGCATGTTACAGGTTTTATGTACTCTTGCCTTCAATATTCTTATCATAGACAGCTTGCATTTTACACTAACGCAGCTATAGCAGAATATCCAGATTATACTGTAGAATCTTTTATTATTGCAGTTGACACTAAAGGAACTTACGATGTAGCAGTATACAAACTACCTTCTGAATGGTTAGAAGAAGGCTCAAACGAAATAAAATGTTTGTTAAGTGAGTATAAACACTATAAGCAAGAAAATAACTTTAGTATAAAGAAAGGATATGAAGATGTAGTAAGTTATTAAAATTTTGTTTAGATGGGGAAGACAGATGTTGTGCCGAAACAAATGCTTAATAAAAGCTACACGTACATACTTCCAATGCTTAGTACAAAAATAGAAATCGTAAAGCAGAACCTCGTCAACGCCTTTATAGGTTGTGACGAGTTTCCTGCTTATGATAATCATATTTTTTTGCTATATAGGTATAGGGGAGATGTAAATTTTATAGAGTATGAAGATTACTTAGAAAATACTATTCTTTTTAAAGCTAAATACGATCCAGATAAATATCATGTTATATTTATATTTGATGTACCTAAAGAGCATCAAAAAGATTATAATCTTTTTAAAGAAGGTAAGTACTCTAAGCTATCGCATGCTTATAAACTTTTAATATTTAAATTTCACAAAATTATTGACGAAAATCACAAGGTAGGTAAAGTCCTTTTTAAGCATCCTGATTTAAGATTAGAAATAGAAGACAGATTAAATACTGCACTTCCTGACAATTCTGAATTATCTTCTGTACCAGATTTAGAAATAGAAATCTATACAGAAAAGATGAAAATAAAAAATGTTCTAATTCCTCCTGAAAATCCATTTGACTAAATGAAACTACAACAACACACAAACGTTAATGAAGTAATTGGCGTACAAAAACAACACAAGTTTAAAATAACGGACGGATCACAGGCTATCATTATGGATAGCCTTATTAATTTATACTCGGACCCTATTGGTTCGATTGTCCGTGAGATCACTTCAAATTGTATAGATGCAAACCGCGAGCGGAACCTTAAGTTAGAGGGTAAGATTCCTACAGAAACGGAAGATGACAAGTCTTTCTGGTCTAAGAAGCAAACGGTTTGCATTGAATACGTAGAGAAGAACACAATTCTAGGAATAGATGAGTGTATTATGTTCCATGATTATGGTTGCGGTCTTTCTCAAGATAGAGTTGCTAATGTATTTACTACATTCGGTGCTTCTACTAAGAGAGACAACAACTATGAGATTGGCGGCTTTGGCTTAGGTGCTAAATCACCTTTAGCTTATTCAGATACTTTCTATGTGTCTAGTAGACACAATGGTACTGAGACATATTATATGATATATCGTAACAACGACAATGTCCCACATATGGATCAAGTGTACCAAGCAAGTACAGATCAACAAAACGGTAGCACCGTAATTGTTCCTATTAAAGATAGTTATGATAGAAGATCTTTTAAAGAGTCTATTGCAACTCAACTATGTTTCTTTGACAATCTTGTATTTAAGAATGTTGTAGAATCTATAGGGAAAGTAAATAACTATTATACTTCAGGTGATTCCTCTTACAAAGTTACTGAAGAAACTGATGATTACATTATAACTAACGACGGTAGAGAACCTTTTCTACTTGTTGGTAAAGTAGTGTATCCACTTAACTGGAATATGTTAGATGATTTTACTGAATCTGATTTTAGAGGTAGTGTTGGTATTAAATTTAATATCGGTGTTTTAGACTTAGTTCCTTCTCGTGAGGAGTTACGATATACATCTAAAACTATATCTCTTATTCAAGATAAATTAAAATCTGTTTTAGGGCAATTTAAGCAACAAATTAACAAAAAGTACGAAAATATCACTGATTTTGGTGAATATTTGAGAGTTATTAGCGTTTTAGGGCAAGGACATAGTACTTGGAGAAGGATGACAAGTGATGACCCTAATGCAGTAAAATCAGATATTGCAGGAGTAGGTTATTATGATGTACCTTTTGTTCCATTTCCTAAACTAAGTTGCGATAAGAATACTAACGATACAGGAGCTTTTCATAAAGTGTTTGATGGCATTAGTTTTTATCATTGCAAGCTAGTTAGTAATAAAGGTGCTATAGGTGGAGAAACAATTTACAAAAGAGAGTGTAACTCTTGGTATGATTTGTTTTCAGCTTTAAACGACAAAACTAATTTCTATTATGTAGACAATAACTTTAGTAAAAATAAAGATTACACTCTTATAAATAGTGTAGGAGAATTTGTAGCTTTTAAAGTTGATGCTGTTAAAATAGGAGAAAGGACTTTAGATACTAAACTTAATTTAAATGACCCTAGACCTTCTTATGAGAAAACTGCAACATTTAACACTGTATGCAGACTGTTAGGTAAATCTTCAAGTATGATTAAATACTCAGATGTAGAAGAAACTGAACTAGACAGCGAACTTATGGGAGATGTAGTTGATAACAAGACTCGTCGTAAAGTAAATAAGATGGTGTTTGCTCGTAATGCTGAATTTAAAGCTGATGGTTATGAAACTACAATTAAGTACACTAACCAAGAATACAAGATTTCAGATTTGCAAGTAATGTTGCACCCTGAAGAAGGAGACCCTAAACTTAAAGCTGTAGTTTATGCTGAAACAAAGGATCTTGATGAGCTTGAGAAAGTTGTCAAAGTTTTAGGTAGTAGTAGAGATTTTTATAAAAACAACTACAATTATTCATACAAATTTGACTCATATTACAGAGTATTAAAAGTATCTAAAGATGTTGCAAAGCAATTTGCAAACCTTGATGGATTTATAACAGCACATGAGTTTATGAAAGATTCTACACACTTGCAGAGATTTGCTACTGCGCAGTATATTGGTAAATATATAGAAAAAATTAGATTTTTAAATTATTTTGAACCTTATGACAAAGATTTAAATAGTAAATTTTATAGTCTAAATACCTTTTATAAAGGCAATACCAACGGATGTTGGCGTTGTGAAGATGATATACAACCTGTTGTAGAAGAAATCATGAAGCTAGATATTCCAGACACTGTTAGATACGACATGGAGTTAGTAGATAAACTAGAAGAAGTGGTGGAATACTCACAAGGTTTAGATCTTTTAAACTATGTAGAGTTTAGCTCAAACTCTAGGAAATCAATTGAAGATTTCTTATCTTTAAAAGGCAAAATGCCTGACAATCAACAAATTAAATTAACATTAACAGCTAAAAATCAAAAAGATGAATTACTTAGTAGCTAAAGTAACGCCAAACGACGTTACAGTAATTATTGATGGAAAGCACAAAAGAATCCGAAAGGATTCTCCTGATGCTGAACTAGTTATTGCTCTCGTAAAGCAATACAATTCTTGTAATATTCTAACTGAGAGAGTAGATATTATAGCAAAGATAGAAGAACTTTGTGTACCAGCAAAGAAAATCCAATTTAAATCAGATGGAAGATTTGAGTTTGATGGGAATTCAGCTATGTATCTTAAAGGTACTAGCGACCCAATACCAGAATTTCTAGCTAAGAAATTACTAGAATATATTGATAAAGGACTTGCTGTAGAGCCTTTAGTTAATTTCTGGAAACACACGTTGCTTAACCCTGACAAAAGCGTTAGACAACAGTTGTTTGGCTTCTTAGAGCACAATGGCCATCCAATAACTGATAAGGGTTATTTCTTAGCTTACAAAGCAGTGAAAGTTGCTCGTAAGTATGATGTAGAAACAGGTGAAGAAGTTGTAAGCGTTAGCTACGATGAAAACACAGGTGAGCGTATAGAAGAAACACTTAATCAGTCTATGACTTTTAAACCATATCACTCAGGTGCACATGGTATGACTGTTAAAGTTGGTGAAGCTATCACAATGCCAAGAGAAGAATGTGACTCTGATCCTGATATAACTTGTTCTGCAGGTTTACACGTAGGCTCTATGGAATATGTACATGACTTTGGTTATAGTGGAGGTGTAATATTAGAGGTGCTAGTAAGCCCTCGTAATGTTGTAGCAGTTCCTACTGACTATAACAATACTAAAATGAGATGCTGTGAGTATTATCCAATTGCTATTACAAATGGCGAGAATGCTAATATTTACTTAGAATCTGATTACTCTGCATTTGATATGGCTACTATGGTAGACGATATTGCACAGTACGAAGAGTCTAAAGGCGTTTTAATTAAACAAATAGAAGATGAGTTAGCAGAGCGTAGTGCTGTTGCTGATTCATTATTACTAGATCACATATAGTAAGCATTAATCCTCACAAGTTTTGTGTGTTGTTGTTGATGCTTGTTGTTGTACTTGTGAGGAATTAATAGGGGGAGAAGGCTTTGTGCTTTCTCCCCCTTTTTTTTTCTTTATTAATCTTTACAGGCTACAAATAACTCTAGTTGTATAGTTCCAGAACTAGATTTAGCAGATATACTATCTATTGCAGCAAAAGTAGGTGCTGTACCGAGAGATGTGTCTCCATCTTCCATAGCATCCATTACACTATTACCTAATAAAAAATGATCTTCAGACTCTACTTTTACAAAATATTGTGAATCTGTCATTTTTACTTTAAGCTCAATATCTGCAGTGTCATCTAAATTTGTAATACGTAAATATTTTACAGAAGCATCTTTAAACGTTCCTGCTGATGCAGCTGCTCCAAATTTAATTATTTCTGTATAAGTTGCAGGTACATCCATAATTCTATGAGATACCTCATTTACATCCACGCTTTGTGTATTTGTTGTACCTCTATCAGTACTACCGTCACCCATTGTAACAGCTTCAGTTAATGTTATCGTCAGTGTTGCCATTGTCTATTATTATAAAAATTTGTATTAATCCTAAAAAAAATTGCACTTCATAGTATGGAGCATATTCTTCTGGTTGAAAGTGCCTTACGCCAAATACTATACCTTTTGCCCATGTTATTCCAAATCCTAGCTTCATTAATTATTATTTCCCATTAAAAATTTAAGAGAGTTTTCTACATCTCTATCTAACTGACTTAATACAGGTAATACATCATACAATTCTTTACCTAGTTTAGTTGAACCTCTTCTTTTACCTCTTGTGTACAATTCAAATCCCTGCCCCATGGCTATTCTTGGTATTTCTTTAAAAAAGAATCTCATAAATAATTCAATTGCATTTTCAAGCATGCTTATAGATGCTGCAGGGCTTCTAAATATTCTTACTATTTCTATAGGGTTCATATAAAAAGATAGCTCTGAGTATATTCTACGAACAAAGAATGCACCATATAAAAGTAATTTTTTTTCATCATCATTAGGCGCAGCTTTAGCTGCCGCAAGTAGTAAAGCGCTACTAACTCCTGATAAAAGCATTTCTACAATATATATTGTTGCTCTTCGCATATCACCTTTTTCTCTTTCAGATAAACTATTCCATCTATCTGCTCGCAGCTCTGCCTTTAAAAGCTCTCCTTGTTTTAGTATTGTGCTCAAAAATCTCATCCCTTCGGTAAACGAACCAAATTGAAATTCTTCAGATTGTCTACTAAAATCTAAGTCATCTGCTCGTAAGTCTTCTCTAGGTGTAAACACTTTATTTGCACCTCTGTATTTTTCTAATCCTCCAGGAATCATCCATCTACGTAAAGAAAACCCTGCCTTACCTATTATATATCTTTGAGCTAGCGCATTGTTT